GCAGCAAAAATGCTGGCCGGCGAACACAAGGAAGCGCTGGGGATCAGTTTGCAGTGAAATCAGCGCCCTGGACCGTCCAGGCGGTCTGTCTCCACCAGGTTGTCCATTCTGATGTCCGTGCGGTCGCCGTTCAAGAACTTCAGACGGTTCTCGGGCCAATACCCCATGCACAAGGCCCACACCACCTTGCCCGCAGGGCACGACACCCCGTCAATGTGCACCCGCAGCTCATTGCGAGGTGTCTCATAGCCGGCAAAGGAGCCCGCAGCACGGCCCTTGCGCCCCACTTTCCACAACAACGCACCATTGCCCGCAGGGCTGTAGTCAAAAAGCTCGTTCAAGCGCTCAATCGAAGGATGGGACATGGCAAAAGCTCCAGGTTGCAAGGGGAGAGGCAATTGTATAAAGATAAATGGATATGTACAAGGATAAATGAGGTGGGGGTAAGGGTTAATACGTAGGGGAGAGGGGTTCGAGGACCACGGACCGGGGATATTTGGGGAAATATATAGTATTTGTAGAATATATGTTACCTCATAAATATTTTGAGTTGAAAACAGTGTAATAGACGTAATGATGTAATAAGTGAATTAGATCAATAGGTTAGAGCAATACAGTATGGATATACAGGTGTATGAGGTGTAATTCACATAAAATGCGCGCGGACTAACTTTTTGAAAAAAACTTTTCATACATGACCCTAAAAAAGTCTATATAAAACCCTGAATTTGACCTTGAAGAGGCTCTTTAGGGGCTTTGGTTGCGTTGGCTGTGGATTTGTTGCACAATGTGGGCATGAACATCGACAAAAACATCCCCTTGCCTGGCGGTGGCGACCCCCGCCAGCGCTATCCATTCGCTGATATGGCCCTTGGAGACAGTTTTCTGATCCTGGATGCCACCTGGATCAAGAACCTGCGCAGCGCGGCCTACATGCACTCGCGCAGGAACCCTGGCACGCGGTTCACGTGCCGCCGGTACGGCGAAGGCTGGCGGCTGTGGAGGGTTGCCTAATGGGCACGTACAAGGACGACAAGTTCTTGACCGGTAAAAGCCTAGGAGGAAGGCCTGCTGTTGTCGAGGCCCGGGTGACCGCACCGGTCAAGACCCACAAGCCCCGAGTCCTGACACCCCAGGAATGGAAGTTCGTGGAAGAGTTTTGCGCGGGCGATGGCCACGTCACCTTGAAAGAGGCCGCCCTGCGCGCCGGGTACAGCGAGGCCTGGGCGAAGAACCGTGCACGTGAGCTGACCGATCCGGAGATTTGCCCGCACATTGTCGTGGCAATCCAAGAGCGCCGCCGGGAGCTGGGCGAGAAGTACGGCACGACCTTTGAGCGCCACATGCGAGACCTGCAGGTCATTCGCGACCAGGCGCTGCAGGCTGGCGCATATGGCGCGGCCGTCCAGGCTGAATATCGCCGTGGCCAGGCCCTGGGCACGATTTACATCGAGCGCAAGGAAATTCGCCACGGCACCATCGACAGCATGAGCAAGGACGAGGTGCAGCGTAAGCTGGAAGAGATCAAGCGCTTGTACGGTGGCGCGGCCGCTCTCATCGTGGATGTGACCCCCAAGCAAATCGAAGAAGAACCAGAAGAGGAAGAACCAGATGGCCCTGAAACCGGAAGCGAACCTGTACAAGAGGGTCCGGGAAAATATCCCAAACTGCCATTTCACCCGGATTGAGTCCCGGGTCAATCTGGGCATCCCTGATGTTCTGATGGCATTCCCGCATGGGGTGTTTGTGATGGTGGAGCTCAAGGTGGTCAAACGGGGCCGCAAGGTCAACTTGTCGCCTCACCAGGTAGCTTTCCACATCAAGCATGCCGACCTACGCTGCCCGACCTACATCCTTGTCCAGTATCACCCGGCCGGCACTGCGCATGCCAGCAAGTCCGAACTGCTGCTGTATTGCGGGGAACAGGCCATTGACCTGGTTAACCTAGGCATCGATACCCCTGCACTGGCCCGTTGGCCTTGGACAGGCATTTCATGGGCAGAGCTGCGGAACCATCTCGTGGACAGTTGACTTGTAGGCAGAAGTTGTGCTAGGATGGCCACGGGCGAAAGCTGCTGACGGCGATTATGTGGGTCCATCCACGACTTGACGCGGTGAGTAGCCTACCCTTAACCACAGAAAGAGAGAAAGACATGAAAACATCAGAATTGACAGGCGCTGCCCTTGATTGGGCGGTGGCAAAGTGTGAAGGCTTGGCGGTCAGCGACAGAGCCACAAGATGGAGGGCCAAGAATTGCCCGCACCTTTATTCCACCAACTGGGCGAAAGGTGGGCCGATCATTGAGCGAGAGTGGATTGACCTGCACTGCGTCAATGATTCACTGTGGGAGGCAGAGTGCCCCGCGCCCGGTGGCTTGGCTATGCAGAACGGCCCGACCCCTTTGGTCGCAGCCATGCGGTGCTACGTTGCCAGCAAGCTGGGCGACACCGTGGAAATCCCTGACGACCTGGTAAAAGAGTGACGCATGCGCCGGTCAGAACGCCGCGCGCTTTACCGCGCGCTGAGACGACCTCCACCGAAACCCCCCGACGACAAGCAGAACAAAGGCCTGGTCTTCAAGCTGCTGGGCTTTTGGCTGTTCCACAAAATATTTGGTGGGGACAGTTGACAAGTTGATAAAAGTAGTTTTACAATGCACCCGTGCCAGGCATTTCGCCGGGCCAAAACCTAGAAAGCGAGAAAGAACATGCAACACATTATTGAAGCCCTTGTGAAAGACCTGGCCGAGCAGCTGCGCCCGATGGTGGCCGACATGGTGCGCCAAGAGCTGGCAAATGCTGACGGCGAAAACGCCATGGAAGGCATAGCCCAAAACATCAACCTGTCAGAACTGGTTGAACACATCAACCTGGCCAACTTGGCCGGAGAGCTGCGCGACAGCCAGCTGACCATTATTGCGGGGGATATTGACCTGTCCGACCTGGCCGGGGAATTCGACGCCGACAAGCTGGCCGAAGCCATTGACCTGGATAGCGCGATAAACGACTGGTTTGCCGATCAGTCATTCACGATCAAGCCATAAGGGGGCCACCATGAAGACACAGACGAACATTCAGAAAGTAAACCATCTGATGATCATGAATCCCGGCGGGCCTTTGTCCCAGGCTTTTATCATTGAAGCCGTGCGCCGTTATGCGGCCGAGGTGGTCGACGCGGGCGTGCCCGCCGATAATCCCCGGGCGATCATTAGCCCGGTGGCCTGGCATGCCACGGCCGCCGCGATAGCCGACCAGCTCGACCATTGGCGCGACCAGTGACCCGACCGACCGTTTTTTTTTTTAACTTGGAGAAAACAATGGATTTTGAGCTTCAACAGTTTTACATGCGAAACCATATCCAGGCCCTGGCCGATGCAAACCACCGCGCAGCGCAAACCATGGAAAAGATAGGCGGCAATTTTGCTGCAGCCCTGGCCGTGGCTTATTTCCACGCGGACGGTGACAATAAGGCCCGCATTTTGGGAGCATTTTCGGCCCTGTTCGAAAAGTATCGGCAAATAAACACCGAAGAGCTGCAAGTTCTGCCCTGATCGACCAGGACCCGACCCGACCCGGCCGCGTGCCGGGTTTTTTGTTGGTGGATAGTTGACAAGTGGATAAATGTTAGATTAAAATTTCAATTAGGCCAGCAACCCGCCCGGCCGCAACCCAGAAAGCGAGAAAGAAAATGCTTAAGACCGTTAAAAATTCCGGCAACAAAAAAACCGGCCCCATCGCGGTGACTTATCGGGCCGGCGGCCATAACGTATTTGGCACGTGTCCGAAAACATGCGCGCTCAACCCTCAGGGCCAGCACGCGGCCGACCTGGTCGACGCGGATTATCTGGCGGCCGTGCGTCAAGCCGTGCCCCGTAGTGGTCAAGCCTGGGCTTATTCTCATTTTGCGGCCGAGCTGCTGCCCGTGCCAGCACCTGGCGAGACCGTGATTAATGCCAGCTGCGACACCATCGGCCAGGCCCTGGCCGCCGTGGCCATCGGCCGCCCGGCCGTGGTGGCCGCTCCGGCCGGTACGGTCTGGCCGTATACGGTCGAGGGCGTGCGCTTTGCACAATGCCCGGCCGAGCTGGCCGAGAATTTCAGCTGTGCCCAGTGCGGGAACGGCCGCCCGTTATGCGCCCGGGGTGACCGGGATTATGTAATTGTTTTTGTCGCGCACGGTAGCGGCCAGGCCCTTGTCGGTGCTGACACCCCTGGGGGCTGTTACGGTAACGCGGGCCCGGTCCGCCTGGCCTGGGAGAAAACCAAGACCGGCGGCCACCAGGATGACGCGGCCGAGCTGGTCGGGTTTGCGCGCTCGTTGCCGCCCGGGTCCTTGCTGCGCCATCACATTGTGGGCGACCTGGGCCTGGTCAAATAAATTTATTTTGTTGACTTGTTGACAAGTCCAAAAACATTAGACTAAAATTCAATGACCGGGCGGTTTTGCCCGGTCATAACCCAAGAAAGCGAGAAATCACCATGGCTCACATGATCGACACCACCACCGGCCGCGCTGCTATTGCATACACCGGCCAAACCCCCTGGCATGGCCTGGGCCAGGCCCTGACACCTGGGGCCAGTATTGACACCTGGACCCGTGAAGCCGGGTTAGCTTATGACGTGATCGAAAGCCCGGTCCAGTATTCGACCCCGGCCGCCACTGACCTGCAAACCTGGCCCGCTCGCAAGGTGCTGCACCGTTCTGACACCGGCGCGCCCCTGGCCGTGGTGTCGAGCGCATATAACGTGGTGCAGCCTGGCCAGGTTATGGACTTTTTCCGCGAGCTGGTCGACCTGGGCGGGTTTGAGCTTGAAACAGCTGGCGCGCTGAGCGATGGCCGCCGGGTTTGGGCCCTGGCCAGTGTTGGCGACGCTGCCCCCGTGGTGGCCGGTGACCTGGTCAAGCCTTATTTACTGCTGGGCACCAGCTACGATGGGACCATGGCGACCGTGGCGAAATTTACCGCTATCCGGGTGGTTTGCAATAACACCATAACGGCCGCCGTGGGCGGCTATAGTGGCGGCCGCGTGATCCAGGGCGAGCGCGAGACAACCACCGGTTATTTAAAATCGGCCGTTCGGGTTTTGCATTCTGAGCGCTTTGACGCCCAGGCTGTCCGGTTACAGCTGGGAATCGTTGCTAATTCGTTTGAGGGGTTTTTAGTGCAGTCGCGACAGCTGGCCGGGACCGGCATGGATCAAGTCCAGGCTGATGATTTTGTGGCCGAGCTGCTGCGCCCTTATCACACGAGCGCGCGCCCGGTGACCGAGTCCAAAGCCTATAACCGGATCATGCAATTATTTAACGGTGGCGCGATCGGGTCCGAGCTGCCCGGGGTGGCCGGGACCCGCTGGGCAATGCTTAACGCGGTGACCGAGCTGGTCGACCATGAGCGCGGCCGCTCGAATAATACCCGCATGGAGTCGGCCTGGTTTGGCACCGGTGCAGCGCTCAAAGCCCGGGCCGTCGACTTGCTGGCCGTGCCCGCGTAACCCTGGCCGACCTGGTCACCGAGCCCGGCCGCGTGCCGGGCTTTTTTACTTGTTGACCTGGGAGAATTTTTTAGACTAAAATTTAATCCCCGGCCGGTCCGGCCGGGATCAACCCAAGAAAGCGAGAAAGTATGAAAACGAAAATTAAACCCGCTCCGAGCGCTGAACAGCTGGCCGCCGTGGCCGCCTTTGCTGGCCGTCACGGCCGTGACTGGCGGTATGCTCTG